AAGGAAACTAGAAAATCATCAGCACAGGAAAAACTGGCAAAGACAATACAGGGATTACAGGCAAGAGGAGCTATCAGAGCAAGTGAAAGAGCAGGTCTTACGGTGAATCTATTACTGGCAGATGCAGAACGACAAACAGCAAATGCAAGAGAATCTATTAACCAGGCAGTTGAATCAGCAACCAGACAATATACAAGAAATGTTGCAGGTCAAGAGGCATTGAGAGATAACAGACGAAATCAACTGACAAGTGATATAAATCAGGCATACAATCAAATCCCATCACTAGGATCTGTACTGCTAAATACTGCTGTTTCAGGTCTTAACTCCTACGTCTCTCTTACAGGAGGTCTTGGTGGTGTTGGTTCAACAGGAGTCGGACCACAAGCTAGTTATCTCACTACTGGTAGTCCTCTTTACGTCAGTTAATTATGTCATCTAGTTTTCAAAGTACAGCTTTTCAAGGATCTGCAAGACCTGTAGATACTTTTGTAAGACCTCCCAGTGTTCAACCTAAAAGTGATATAGAACAGTTGGCAGAAGCTTTACAATCTATAAACCCTGCCATACAAAGTTTTTTAGGTTCAAGAATAGAAAAGGCTGTAGAAAGAGAAGAAGCTGAAGGTACAGAACTAGCTATAGAAGATGCTGCTAAAAATTTTAAAGATATAAGTAGAGGTGTTAAAAAAGCTGATGGTGAAGATGCAGCCAGACAACTAATAGGTGGCAGTATTTTTGCAGATCGTGCTTATCAAAGAACAAAAACAAAAATCTTGGGAAGCAACCATGAAAGTGCTTTATTTAACAGTTATGCAACAACGCAAATTGATGGTAAATTCTTAAATTCTTTTTCTCTTGAATCACCACAATTTCAAACATGGTTAGAAGGAGAAAGGTCAAAAGTTGTTGATAAATTAAATGATGTAAATCCCACCTATGTAAACAAATATTTTTTACCAAAGTTATCAGATGCAACTGCAAAAATTACAA